CAAACAAATCATGCTGATAATGCCTCCGATGGAGCAGGTACACTCAATGGTCGAAAATTTCAGATTATATATGGAAGGACAACAACTACTTCAACACAGCTACAAATTGCTGGATATAGGTAATTAATGAGCCAGTTTTTTGTAGATGCAAACGTAGCTCCTCCACCTCTACCGCCCACTGTCCCTACGCAATTTACTGCGGATGATGCAACTGTTGCAGTTCCAGCAGCAAATAACCTGAATCTATTTACTAACGACTCCACGGCTAATAATGCTAATGGTATTCAAACAACAGCTGCAGGAAGCACGGTTACAACTTTACTGACCAATAGACTTCAAGGCACAGGGACAACCACAGGCACTGGTACAGCCGATGTAATAACATTTACACCTACTGTTATTGGAACATATTCTCTGGAATATAGAACTGCGGCTTATAACACCACAAGCTCTTTGGGAGCAGGTTATAGTTTTTTTGGTGCTATAAGATTTGATGGCGCCAACTCAAACATCTGTGACACATTTGATGAGATTGTTAATGAAGAAGGAACAATGACAAATGTCGATTTGGCCGTAGTAGTTTCAGGAGCCAATGTAATACTTAGGGCAACCGGGTATGCAGCTCAAACTATTAATTGGTCGTCTGTCGGACTATATACTTTTGTTGGAGTTTAATAATGGCCGGCACTAAAAATGATGTCTTAGTTGGGAAAAACGCTGACTTTTCGCAAGTTAATGCACCCAATTCTACATCTTCTGAAAATAACGGTTTGATTGCTAACGGTCAATTGTGGATCGGTTCTACATCCGTTAATGCCGGTGGAACCCATATAAAAGTGGGAACTATTACACCAGGAACAGGAATAGCGGTTACTAATGGCTCGGGGACCATAACTATTTCTTCAACAGGACCGACTACCGATTTACATGTAGCCAAACTCATTGTAAATCCAAGCGGAACAGCAGCAGGCGGTAATTTTACAACTATCACTTCAGCTTTAGCAAGCGCCGTTAGCGGTGATACAATTTTTATCACTCCTGGCACCTATACAGAAAATCTTACATTAAAAGCTGGTGTCAATCTAACAGCCTTTGAAGGTGATGGAATTATATCTTCAATGGGGACTAGCGTTGCTGCCAATGTAATTATTTTAGGAACTGTTACAGCTTCATTTACAGGAACAGCAACAATATCAGGCATTCAATTAAGAACTAACGCGGCTGCGGCATTTGTGACAAGCGGATCTAATGTTGGATCTACTATTTTTAACAATTGTTCTTTGTTTGCCAACAATGCCACCGGAATGACAATCAATAACGTTAATCATGGTGTCACTTTTTACAGTTGTCAATTTACGAGTAGCTCCACAAATCTTTTGTTTGCTGTTACAACAGGGACACTGTTTTTTCAATCTTGTTTCATCTCTTTATCTGGAACCGCTTCGGCATCTACGCTTGCAGCATCCACCATTAGATTTACATCATGCGATATTATCAACCTTGCAATAACCACAAGTACCACCGGTTCTGTGAATATAAATTCTAGTTCTTGGGTCTCTTCTGGTAGCACACTTCTAACAATGGTAGGAACAGGCGTTTCGAGTATTTATAATAGCACCTTAGCTTCTACCACAGCTTCCACAATATCTGCAGATACGGGAACAACAGTAAATATCTATAATACTTCAGTCTCTAGCTCAAACACTAATGCTCTCACTGGAGGAGGAACTATCAATGCGGGTCCCATAACATACAATGGGAGTTCGTTTATAAATAACGCGACTACTAAAACTTATGCAGCATTTGGTGAAACCGGAACTTTTACTCCAACCCTTATAGGAGCAAGCACAGCAGGAACAACAACGTATAATGGACAACAAGGATATTATGTAAGAGTTGGAAATTTAGTGACCGTATACGGATTTGTTTCATTGACTGCTGCCACTGGCACTGGAATTGTTCAATTAGGTGGTCTTCCATTTACCATAAAAAATCAAACCAGTTATTCTGTTCCAGGTAGCGTGTTTTGGAATGCTGGCGCAAGCTGGGTCTGGCCTGCTGGAACGACCTCAATTTGTACTCTTGGAGTTACCAATACAACTACTGCAAACTTATGGGTTTCTGGGACAGCAAGCGGCGGGGGATTTGTATCAATGGCGAATGCTGCAGTACAAATGAGTTATACCTTTACTTATCAGATTTAGAATTGAAATCAGGGGAAATATGTTTTTAAAGAAGATTATTTGTTTTCTGGCTCTTGTTTTCCCACTTAAACTTTTTGCCGTTATCTCCGCTTCCGCTTATTTGACTTCAAGTCTTACAAATTGCACAGGAAATGGTCCGCTAGTCTATATCCCTTTCAATGCTGTTACATTTGATGATGCTTCCAGTTTCAATTTATCTAATGGTTCGTATATCTGTTCCGAAACCGGAACGCTGATAATCAACGGTATCGTTGAAGTATCTGAAATAGCTTCTTCCCATACAACTCTTGCCGTTGTTGTTATAAATCAAACAACATCGGAACAACGTTACGTTCTTTGTGTAAATCCCTATCCCATTTTAGATGGAGTACCCCCCCACGGATACTATCAATCTTCTTTTGCCACTACCATGAAGTGTACTGAAGGAGATGTATTCTATTTGGTAGTTTTTGTATTGGGAGGAACTCAAACTGTAACTATCAATGGGGGACAAATGGAAACTCGAATGAGCTATAATCTTTTCTCTGATTAGAGAGAGGGGATTTTCACCCCTCACATTTATGCAATTTTTTCATTTAATTCCGAAGAATTCACCTTGGAAAATTGTTTTTTTTCCCACTGTTTAAATTTTCTAATAAAATCTTCATGCTTCTCGCAAGCTAATTTTTTTAAAGCCGGTACTGTAGTCTTATTCATTTTAGCGCTTTCAGTAAGGAATATTTCTACAAGAGAAGCATCTACATCAGCAGGAAGATTCAACATAATTTCTTCTTCTTTAGGGATATAATCTGTTCTCTTTCTCGACATAGCTCCTTCTCCGTCATCGTCAACGGGGGCAACACCTACAAGCGCTGAAAGAGTATAACGTCTGCAATAAGTTATTGCTGAACCAAGAGCTTGGATATCATCTTTATTGGGCTTTATGGGAATGATACTTTTTATCCATTGGCCAGAAGTGTGACCCAATAAAGAAACCAAACAGTTAGATCCATTAAACACTTGAATGGTTTGAACTACACTCAATCCATTTTTTGTTAATGGACCTCGGCAGGCTTCCCAAACACTTGTTAGATCCGCATATTTAGATTTGAAATAGGGATTAGCGCTATCTTCAATAGCTCCTTGCATAACAGCTTGTGCTTTACACAGAGCTGATAAAAGTTCTCCGATCTCATTGCTTTGCATTTGAAAATTATCCGTTGACATAACCCCACGCTCCTTCCTGCTGAATACGCTTTAAATTATTATTAAAAATTTCCTCAAATTGAGGTGCATCTGGATAAAGAGTTCTCCATTTAAAGTAGGGGACATGAGGGGCTCTTAAACGATTATGTTCATAGGATCGATAAGTAAGCCAATCTACTAGCGGTTGAAATGATTGTTGTTTATTCATCATGATCAGCCTCCGGAAGAAACTTATCTAAGTTATCGTCAATGAATTCATAGAGAAGATCGAAGACTTCTGAATATTGATTCCTTTCACCCTTCTTGGCAATGTTATCACAAATTTCTTCAATCTTATTCATAATGAACTTGGGTTTTTTATAATCTTCCCAATAGTGAAGGTAGGGCTCAACCTGTTCTTTATAAACAAACATTGGCATCCTCCTTCCTATCAAAAAAATCATAGCAAGCAAGAGCGCTAGTAAAAATTTCCCAATATGGTGTAAGATTTTTATGTTCGATTGCAGTTGCGTATACGACAGGAAGGGAAACTGATACTTTCTCTTCCTGTTTTTTATTTGGCTGCTTCTTTAAATGCATGTTGTAAATCATATCTACCTCAATTCCGTTGATCTCGCATAAATGCTTATAGGCTGCCATTTTCACTGGCCAGTCTTTACAAGCTTTAGCAGATGTTTTTATGTCTATAAGAGCTGTGCATCTGATAGGACGGTCCTTATTAGGATTCAAAATACATATTAGATCAAATTCACCGGTAAAGCGCTTTACATCGTCGTAAAGGCGCACGTTATTATATAGCGTCTGATAAATATTGTCTTTTGACCATTCAATAAAAGCATTGACATAAGGGATGTACTCTTCCTCAATCTCTGGTAACCAAAGTTGTCTCAGATAGGCAGTACAGTAGTCGTGTACTTTAGTGCCGCGTATAGAAGCGGTGACTAGATATTCAATGGGAATATGGCGCATCTCTTTTTCTGTTTGTTTTCCAATGATATCACTTATACGCGGGTAGTGAAGACGTTGTGCTTCTAACTTATTCATTATTTTTCTTTGTTGTATTAATAAGAATTTGACCTTTACCTGTTCCAAGTCCAACACCCCATATTTTGAAGCATTGGTTACACATGTAAGCCCAGGAACCTAGTTTAGTCTTACCATCATAGATGGCGTTAGGACTATCGCACATATCGCAATGAAAATCTTTTTCAACCTCCACTTGCTTTATATCTTTAAACTTTTCCATTTTTCCTTTTTTTGTTGAGATTTTTGTCTTTGAAAAAGTAGAATAGTGCAATGATGGAAATTTAATCAACATAAAAGAAAGTAAAATGAAAAATATCAATCCTTTAGAATCCTTATCTCCTATGGCAGTTAAATTAAATAAAATTATTGAAAAGAACGGCTTAAAGAAAAAATGGATAGCGAAAAAACTTGGCATTTCTCAGGGTGCTTTATGCAAGTTTTTATTAGGAAAAGGTAAATTACCTGGAAAAAGCTGGTATAATTTGACTCAATTGACTCAGCAAAAAATAACGATACATGAGATTATGGATTTTTATGCAGAACGAAAGCAAGACCAACGAGATCAACGAATTGAGAAAAAACAGTCTTAACAAGAAAATATTATTCTATTAATTAAAACTTTAAATTGGGAAAAATTATAAAAGAATAATCTTTTAAAAATCAATGACTTTTGGTAAACCATAGATGAAAAAAAGATTAAGGGCCGCCAAAGCGACCCTTAATTAAAAAAACTTAAAAACTAATCTTACCTGATGACCGCAAAATCTCAGTAAGATTCCGAAAGAGATAGATCAAACGCGTTGTTTACGCGTTTAAGCATCTCTATAAGTAAAACTACTACAGCTGCCCAGAGTACTCGATCCTCTTAGATCTACGAGTTGCCCAGGACCCCTATTAGTTTTAAAACAAAAAACCAAAAAAGGCTTTTAATGAGCCTAGAAAGGCATTGTGTTTTGTACTTATTTTTAAAAACTATCCCCAGTTTGAAAAACATAACGTTTTTTTACAAGGGGAAAATTTTTTGAGAGAGTAATAATGAAATCTGAAACCGTACAAATTCAAAAGGATAATGAAAAAATGAAAAGCGTGGAAAAGAAAAAGGACGCAATCGGCAAAGACGCGTCCAAAGAAAAACTAAATCACACTAGTAGCAGTAGCAGTAGCAGAACCAGCGCAAGCACCAGCAATTGGAATTTTACCGATTGCAAGAATTTCACACAAGCAATTGGAGTAAAAAAATGAACGTGATTCTTCCACCGAACTACACCCAGATCCCGAATGTGATTTTTGACTACTGGATGCCAAAGCTAAAACCAACAGAAGGATATGTACTTCTAATCCTATGCCGAAAAATCTTTGGATGGCATAAAACTTCGGACACGATATCTGCCAATCAACTCGTTAAAGCCACTGGTTTATCAAAGCCAACCGTTATCGCTTCCCTAAAAGAGTTAGAGGCGCTGGGATTGATTCTAAAAATTCAAAGCGCTGGACAATTTGGATGTTTACCTAATGAATTCAAATTAAATATCTCTATCCCTTTAGATAATTTATATACTGACTTCACCCTAGAATCCATGAAAGAAAAAGATGATACGATAAAAATTACAGGGGGGGGTGGTAAAGGAAATTTACCGGGGGTGGTAAAGGATTTTAACCGGGGGGTAGTAAAGGATTTTAACCCACAAAAGAAAGACTCTACAAAAGAAAGACTAACAAAAGAAAGGATAGGAGGCCCCCCCCCTAAAATTTCATTCGGGAAGTTTGTAGAACTCAAGAAAGGTGAATATGAAGAGTTCTGCAAAAATTGGGGAAAAGACATCGCCGATTATTATATTCAAGCTGTCGATGATCATGTGCCTAATCGAAAAGAAGGACCCTATCTCGACTATGCAGCTGCAATAAGACAATTCCATAGACGTGATGAGGCACAAGGTAGTCTTCCTCGCTCACCTCAGAAGACGCCGAGTGCTTCATCGTCTCCCTTAGAAAACGATGAAAACTTCCTAAAAAATAAAAGCCTATGCGAAATGGTGCATACGAAAATACACCATCTTTTTAATCGAAAAGAAAGATTTAGTATCTTTTCAAACAAAGCCGAACTCATATCCGAATTAAAAGACATTCACATGATATACGAATTTTCAAAATTTGATCCTTCAAAATTAAAAGAGATATTACTTAGAGATTTAGAGGCTTGCTTTCCAGGAGCACGAGCTACTTTACTCGGTAGACCAGGAACTCCATCTATAGAAGATTTAATGTCAAAACTAACGGAAAAATTTAAAAATGAACTAGAGGTTTAGAGATGGGCATATGTGAAAATTTTATTCAAAAAATAGCAACTGAACTCCCTGAAAAGTGTACCGATCGAGATCTAGTGCGTCATGGAATTTACAATTCTCCTCAGAGTGCTAAATATGCGCGATCTGTCGGAACTTCTCCTCCCTATTTCAAGTTTGGATCTAGAGTTGTTTATCCCAAAGAAGGCGTTGTTCAATGGCTAAGAGATCAAAGATATGTCAACGGTAAGAAAGTTTATAATCCTCAATCCCAAAAAAAAAGCGCGATCGTTTGCAGTGAAGGCGGGTTGGAAAGATATTGCGGGACGTAGAATTTATTTTAGATCGTCTTGGGAAATTAAATATGCAGAGCATTTGGAACTTTTAAAAAAAAGTGGTGCAATAACTGACTGGTTACACGAACCAAAGACATTTTGGTTCGAAGCGATAAAAAGAGGAACGGTGAGTTATTTGCCCGATTTTAAGGTTTTAAGGCCGGACGGCTCGCATTACTGGGTTGAAGTAAAGGGATACATGGATTCGAAGAGCAAAACGAAACTGACGCGATTTAAAAGGTATTTCCCGAACGAAGAAATAACAGTAGTCGACGGTAAGTGGTTTTCAGAATTGAAATTGAGAAAAAATTATGTGGATTGACTGGAAAAATGGCCTCTTAAATTTGTGCCATGCAAAACGGGTTTACATCGAACAGAGACTTTCTCACATTCAGATCGAAAATTTTAGCGAATCTGAACTAAGCGAGTCTATCGAGTGGATATTGAAAATAGTATTTCAAAAAAATGAGGGTGAATACGTTCAAATTTTTGATAACGAAGAGGATGCATTAAGAGAATATGAAAAAATCAGACAAAGACTTTTTGTATAAGAACCATAACCGAACCGGTTGTGTGCTTTGTTTTTTTGCTGGGATTTATTTTTTATGTATTGCGATTTTTTAAGGAAAAAAAAATATGAATAAAGACTTAGAAAAGGCTTGCAAAACTTATTTAGAAAATATTGGTGAATTCTCCCAAGTTTTATTGAATCCCATTTATATCGAGATATCAATATTTTTTTTCGAAATTGTAGACGCAATGGAAAAGTTAGAAAAATCCATGGAGGAAAAGATGGATAAGAAAATTCGTAAGATTGAGAAGGGTGTGAAAAAGAGTGAATCCGAATTAAAGGATTTAGAAAAAGCAGATAAAAAAAGAGATAAGGTTTGTGAATACGGGGAGATGATGAAAAAAAAGAAAAACAAATAAAAAATTATTTAGCACCTAGTGATATTTTTAATCCTATTAAAGAACATTTTTTAGTTTTAGTGGAATATATAGACATTATTCATGAAAAAAAATCTTTAGATGTACCGGAAGAGCTTCAAGCTCTAATTTCTCAAATAGATTATGTAAAAAAACAATGCGAAAGATGCTTGAAAAGGAAGGTTAGATGATTGAAGTTCTACATTATGAAAAAGCTAACAAAAATAAAATTATAGGATTTGTCGATATCAAAGTGACTATCGATAAATTGACCATGATTATTCGCAAAATTGCGCATTTTCAAAATGGAAATCGTAAATGGTTTAATCTTCCTACTTTTACAAGAGATAAGATTGATGGTGCTAAATATTATTTGAAATATTGGCAATTTGAGTTGGAAGTTCACAACGGACAACTTTTAGAATTGCTACACGAAAAAGTTAAAGAATACTGCACAAAAAATAATATACAAGAAATTGAGCCATTAAATTTTGATGAACAATATGTAAGTTGTGCAGTTGCTGACGATGAACTTCCTTTTTGAGGGTTTTATGATTGCTAGAGCTGTAATATTGATATTTGTAATTCTTTCGTGGTACCACCTGAAAGAGATAGATAAGAAGCTAGACTTTAGAACCCGAGTAAAATTGGAGTGCCGAGAATAAATGATACCACAAATTAGTAGTGATTATATTCCAGATCATATAGATCACCAGATTAAACGTTGCTCGATGCAGCTGTTAGAATCTTTTAATGCCTTGACAAAAGGAATGGAGAATCACTGGAAGTTTTCAGTATTTTCATTAGCGATTAGCATGTCTATAAGCACAACATTGGAAAATGAAAATGAAGATGATTTCAAAGAAATGTTAGAAGCTATGATTGAGAATATTAAAATAAATAGTTTGAATTTTTCAACAGCCCTTAGAGAAGAAGATTAGAAAATGAAAGTATATATTTTATATTATAAAGATGGAATCATCGATGAAATCTTTGGAGTTTTTGAAGACCCTAGAGATGCGCTACAGAAATTATTAGATTTTTCTATGGGTAAAACTAAAGGAACTGGTTGGGCTATGATGGAAAAAAAAGTGGTGCAACGTAGTAAAAATTCGATGCCCTGTGGATAGGCTGTGAGGGCATTTGAAATTTGAAAATTTTTTCGGGTTTTTTCTAGGTTTTGTAACTCTTGTTGGATTAATCATTTACGCTAAAAAGAAGTAAGAAAAACCCATGAAAAAAGTGAACATAATAAAAGTTATCAGACCCAAAAGCATATAGGAAAATCATGAACCAAAAACAAAAAGCTTTACAATCCTTAAAGAATTTAAGAGACAAAATTTTAAATTTAAATGAGACAGAATTAGCCTCTCCAGTTCCATATTGCCATTTAGCGGCTATCATAGTTTTGTTAAATGAAATTTTAAACGCAGATGAAGTTGAGGAATAAATGTTTAAAACACTTCTTATAATACTGTTAGGAATGTTCACAAGTTGCACGACCAGCTGCACTACCACTTACAGCATTGTAATGAATCATAGCGAAGGTGAAGCGTCAGATATGATGGATGAAACCCAAACGCCAAACACTCAAATTAATCCTAACGTTTCAATAATCCCGAAATAACGTTTTAAAAAATCGACACAAATCATAGTTTTGGGTAGTTTTTCTTCACCTAACGGAGAAAAACCATGTCCTCTTTAAACCTAAGTTTAAATACAGAAAAAAATAGAATGGAGTATTCATCAAGAAATTTGATTGAATCTACTAAAATAGGGCCCTTAGATGCTGACGTTCAAGATTGCGTTGGCCAAGTTTTAAAAGATACTAATGTAAAAATAGTGGTGGTTACTACAGCCATAGGAGCTTTCAGTGCAACTTTTATTCCATCCCCTATTCCAGCTCCTTATTCAACAATCATTGGAGCAACTATTGGATTAGCAGCAGGAATGGGTATTGTATGTATTAAAAAGGAAATTGAAAATTCTGAGAAGAAATGATGGAAGTAAATTCTACAAATAAAAATATAAATAACCAAAATATTTTCCCAAAATACGAAAATCCTTCATGTGGTAAAAATTATTTATTAATGGGTTTGATCTTTCAAATAGGAGCATTTATAGCCTTATCAATTTCCGTTTATACCAGTGGAGTAATCCCCCCCTATTTTTCTTCTATAAATAGTGGATTAGTAGGTTCGACAATTATTTTATACATAGCATTGGGTATTTTGGATATATTTGGGGCGGACGGGATTTTCCCATGCCAATTGATACGGAATTCCACAGGATTTCATAAGAAAAAAGCTGCGCCTATATTAGAACCTTTAGAAAAAGATGGGAAGATAGATTTGAGATGAGTATAGATCTATATAATATAATTAAATCTGCATTTAAAGATGCTCTTAAAGAAACTTTGGAAAATTTAGGTGAGTTTGCTTGGTGATTGTAGGAATCTGCAAATGGTGCGGGCAAATGCTGAGCTGCCCAGAGCAGATAAACACTGCTTTGTAAGCATGCTACGCAAACTTAAAAACGAGGCGTCGCTACACGCCTACACCTAGATTTTCCTTTTTTTAATAGGACAGCTAGATCAGTGTATTAGGAATAAAGAATGTGATAATAGACGCGATTTCCGACCTACACAGTCATTTTCCCAATTTAGAAGGCGGCGATCTTTTGATTGTTGCGGGGGATTTGACGAGTGCATCGACATATATCAAAAATATATCGAAAAAAGAAGAAAGAATCGACATATGATTCGTAAATATGTGATGAAAATACCTCGCGTTAGAAAAGCATGTTGTATCTGTGGTAATCTTTATCCAAGAACAAAACCTATTATAGTGATTTTGTGAAAAATAAAAAATTTTTTTATTGTGGGGAATATTTTGAAACTGAAGATGAATTTTGGGAAGGAATTAAAAAGTTCGAACTATCTCCTATGGATGAAAAAAGTCAGAATTGGTTATTCGCAGAATTCATAAAAAATCTTACTTTGAATCTAGAAATGAGTCCTCCAAAAATTACTAATAAAGAATTTCGCAAACGGCTAGAGGATTGTCTGTTCCTTAATATTGCTACGCTTTTAAAATGAGTATTCCCATTTTTCATTCATGTCGAAGTGGTCAATGTGAAATCATTATCGATGATGACAAAAAAATGTGGCTCACAATTCAAAGAGAAAATCCCATAAAAATAAGAATTCATTACTGTCCGTTTTGTGGAGAGAAATTCAATAAATATAAATTTGTGAAATTAGAATAAAATCCCCATCCGAAGATGGGGACAAAGAAAACCACGCACTACCTAAATTTCAGGGGAGATCTCTTTTAATAAAGAAGCAATCTTCTCAGCATATTGAACAGATGTAAGCGTTCCAGCTCGAAATTCTTCTAAATACTTTACAGTCATTTTCTCAGTAAAGTTCTTTACCTTGTCACTAAAATGTTGTGCCGCTCGTTTAAGCCCTTCTTTGACTTCAGGATGAATGTTATTTTTTTCCGAATCCTCTTTTAGAATTTTCGAATAGGTAGCATCCATTTTAACCATAAATTTAACAGCAGGTTGTAAATCCGCTATACATATGACACCATTTCTTTTTGGATCAGTGACATATCCTTGGGCATTGGCATTTACTTTGATCATATTCATGATCTCTTCTTTCTCATAACAATTCCCAAAGCGATCAATATAGGGTTCGCGCATAGGTTCTTGAGAAATAGGACAAATAAACGTTCTCATGACTTCATCATCTTCATGCAGGGACTTGAAGATATCCAATATATCATCTTGGCTATGCTTAGTGCGCCAAATTTTATATTCGCTGCGGGAGACTATCATGTAAATGACACCACCCAGTGTGCCTACTAATAAACCAATGAAAGCCCCTTTCCCCGCTCCTACTAATGTTCCTGGAGGTCCCGCAATACTTCCAACAACACCCCCCGTTATAGCCCCCGTAGCAGTTCCTATTGCAGCGCCCTTAAGAATAGGATTGAAGGTTGTTTTAAATGCAAATTCAATAGCTGACATTCTTTTGAAGTCTTTTTCAGTCATCATGATTTTTGATAACTCATCTCTTCTTAAGACTATAGCTTGATCATATTGAGTTTGTGTATAAGCAGTGGGTAATTTTACACTCATAGTAATCCTAAATTGAATTTGAAATAAAAAATCGACAGAAATCCAAAGGCCAGACTCATGATAGCAATTGCTAAAGCTATTGTATACTTAACATTTATTTGAAACTTTTTTTCTTCTAGGAATTCATGAAAAGACTTTGTGCATTCTTTTTGTTCCTGAGGGGAGTATATAAGATATCCCATTCTTGGGATCGAGCAGCTTTTTATATGAGTCACGTTATTTTTTTGTAGATAAGTTCTATATTCGGGATATAAAGGATGCTGCTTTCTAATTTTCGCTTCTTCCCTCAGATTTTGTAAGTAAGGATTATCAATTTCATTTAAAAATCCTGCATGTGTAGATAAGGTAGATATATTCATTAATTTTTTATTTTTAAATGTTTAAAGAATTTATTAAGGTAAGCAAAACGTAAATTTATAGGAAGAAAATTATAGAAAAAGCATAAGTCGATGCTATGCTATGACATTCATATTGAAATTTTAATTTAGAAATAATATATAAAGAATATGTCAATAGAATTAAAAGTTACGATTAAAGATTCCGAACGGACTTTGACTAAGGAATTCTTATGTTATGAAGAGATTAAATTAGTAGAAGATGATCCCGTTATTCAAAGATATATCTCTGAAACTATGGAAGAATTTCAAGGCGATCATGAAGAAATTGAAGACATAAAAATTCGTATTCTAATGGTGTTTAAATAATGGCTCGTCCCGAAAAACCTTTGAAATGGGAAGAGGTAGATAGTTTTTTAGAATCTAAATGCGCGGGTACGGTCATAGCTGCTCATTTTAATATGCATCCCAATACTTTCTATCGAAAAGTTGAAGAAGAACATAAAATGAGTTTTAGTGAGTACTGCTCTCTCAAGAACGAATATGGGGAGGCACTAATAAAAAGAGCGCAATTTGAAAAGGCCATTGGGAGATCTAAAAAGGGTGACACCACTCTTTTAACCTTTCTAGGGCGTGTAAGGCTTAAGCAAATTGAATATGAACCAGAGAAAAACCTAGATCTTCCAACTCGTGAAGAAATCCTGATTCGTGACGATGAAATTCTCAAACTCAAAGATAAAAATAGACAATTAGAATATGCCCTTAAGTCCCAAGCAGGAACGGAGCTACATAGAAGCAACAGCCCCATTTAATATTTGGGTAGGTGCCATAAGCTCAGGAAAAACTCATATTAGTATTGAAAAATTCATTGAAAGATTACGTAATGGGCCAAAAGGTGATGTTTTAATCACAGGCGTCAGCCGTACTACCATCCAGCATAACGTATTATCCTTACTCTATCCAAGATTAGGATTCCCTTTACCTTCTCCCAAATCTATGCAGGCTAGACTCTATGGAAAAGATGTCTATTTTAAAGGAGTTCATGATTCTGGAGCTGTCAAAGATATTCAAGGGTGTACGCTTGCTTTAGCTTATTGCGATGAAGTAGTGAATATGCCTCAGAACGTTTGGAACATGCTAATCGGAAGATTACGCGTACCAGGCGCTCAGCTTTTAGGAACCTGTAACCCTGAAGGTCCTTCTCATTGGTTTAAGAAAGACATTATCGATCAAGCAAAAGAAAAGGATGTCAAATATTGGACATTCTTAATGGAAGACAACCCAAGCCTTACAACTGAATACGTTGAACGTATGAAGAAGATGTATACAGGGATGTGGTATAAAAGATATATCCTTGGTGAGTGGGCTGTAGCTCATGGATTAATTTATGATGCCTTTGACCAAGAAAATGTCTACGAACATCCTCAAGATAGCCCAAACTATTATGTTGTTGGGGTGGACTATGGGACTTCTAACGCTACTGCTGCCGTACTTTGTGGCATTAGACCTAATCGATGGCCTCAAATCACTGTTGAAAAAGAATATTATTATGACTCCGTCAAACAAGGACGACAAAAAACCGACGATGAACTAGCAAGAGATATTAAAGATTTTGTCTCTTATCACAATATATCGGCAATTTATGTAGATCCATCGGCTGCTAGCTTAAAACTTGAGTTACAGCGTAGGGATCTTCCTGTTATAGCAGCTAAAAATGATGTGCTACCGGGAATCAAAATCACTTCAAAATTCATCGCCGGTAAAAACCTAGTGATACAAAAGGGATGTAAAACACTCATTGAGGTATTGCAAAGTTATTCGTGGGATCCCGCAGCAGCTGATAGAGGTGAAGATAAGCCTTTAAAGAAATTTGAGCACATTGCTGACGCTCTTAGGTATGCAATTTATTCTGCTTTCCCAACCGGGGAATTTAATAATCCTGATGAACTTCTAACTATAGAGCAAATTAGAAGAAAAGTTTATGGAGATAGCGGTTCATTATTGGGAGATGGAATGGGTATGGGAACAGGAGGATATTTTTAATTAAATTACTAATAATTAAAATTCTTTTCTGATATAAACCTTAAATTTCATTAAAGGATAATTTAATGGGTTCCTACGAAAATGCAGCAGGAGGGTATAGTCTAGGCGAAGGCTACATAGACGGAACAGATATCGGTGCTAAAAACATCCGTCAAATGATGGATCATTTTTATCAATCTTCATATCCTGCAAATGCTGCATATTGGCAACAAGGTGCAATCGATAAGCGCTTTAAAGTTGGTGATCAAAGTTTGTGGTCCATGGTATATGGCGACAACAATTATTATCAAGCGCGACGATTCTTTTTTAATCTGATCCGTAGACATCTCAATATGATCTGTGGCTTTCAGCGCAAAAATCGTAAATCTACAGTCACAGTTCCTAATACGGACGCCGATCCTTTGTCAGATGATTATAACGCGGTTTTAAAGTGGAGTGAAAATAGAGATGGATTTCAAGAGTATCTTAGCCAAGTTTTCGAAGGTTCGTGCGATACTGGAATGTCTCTTTTGCATTTGTATCCCGATTACACTCTTGATCCTATTAGTGGTGACCTCTTTACTGAC